AAAGGTTCCGGCAAGGGATCTCCGGGGAGCCAAAGGAGCGCAGTCCCCACATCCCGCCGCTGCGGGACAAGATCGTGCAGCTCGTCATCCATCAGGAGCTGCAGACGCTCTTCCGCCCGGTATTCGTCAACCGTTCATTTGCGTGTATGTACGGAAAAGGCCCCATCCGAGCTGCCTTCAATGTACAGCATGACATGAGGGTCGCCCGCATGAAGTGGGGCGACGAGGCGACGGTCATCAAGATCGACGTCCGCAAGTTTTTCTACAGCATCGACCGCAGCGTGCTCAAGCAGATCATCGCGAAGCGGTTCAAGAAGCTCAAGAAGAAGTACCCCGAGAAATACGAGGACTTCCTCCGTTTTTACAGGCTTCTTTGCAAAGTGATCGACAGCTCGCCGGAGGGCGAGAGAGGGATTCCGCTGGGAAATGTGAGTTCTCAGGACTTTGCCAACATCTACCTCAACGAGCTCGATCAATTCTGCATCCGCTTCCTCGGTGCGACGCTCTACACGCGCTACATGGACGATGTCGTCGTCATAGCGCCAAACAAGGAAATCGCCCGGGAGTGGTTAGCAAAGATCAAGGTGTTCCTCCAAGAGAGACTGCACCTTGAGACCAACCAGAAGACCAAGATTTTCTATGTGCGGCAGGGCGTGAACGCCTACGGCTTCAAAATCAAAGCGACGCATCTGCTTCTCCGTACCGAGTCGAAACGGCGGGAGAAGCGGCGCATCAAGCGGATGATGGAGAAGCTGCAGGAGGGCACGATCACGAAGGCGGCGATCGTCCAATCGGTCAATTCGTGGCTCGGCTTCGCCCGATGGGCTTGCGCCTACAATCTGGCGAAGAAGATCTTCGCTCCCTACCGCTTCATCAAAACGGAAGGAGAGCTACCTTATGGCGCAATATCTCGGAACCGTCAAGCTCGGCGGATTCTACAACAACGGCGCGGCGCTGGCAAGACCCACAAAGCCGTGGCGTAACGACAGTGAACCATATTCGGGCGCAGGCCTGGGCAATATCCCCTCAATGTCCGGAGGCATTTCAAACTACAGCTTCGGCAATACACCCTCGGACAACGCAAAGAAGCTCCAGTGGGTGAAGATCAAGGATGGCGACAAGACGCTGCTCATCTGCGACCGCGTCATCCTTGTCAATGTCACTTGGAACGACCTTAACAGCGCGGGCTGGATCTTCGGCAAGGAAGTCAACATTGACGGCGCGAAGTACAAGCTCCGCTCCCTGACGGGTGGCACAGGCCCCAGATCGACAAATGACTGGTACTCCGGCGGCACGCCCGCCAACAATGAGTGGGACAGGTTTGTCACCCGCGAGGAGGTCATCACGGGTCTTCCGGCTCCTGTGTCCTCCGATCTCGACAGCAGCCTCAATTCAACCGATCTCAGCAGTGCACATAATCAGCTTTGGAACTGGATGGGCGTCTATACTTGGTGCCAAGAGACGTATTCCTCGAATACGTCGTACCGTGCGTTTCGCGGGTGCAATTCGGCCCGCGACTGGGGCAACTACACTGCTGCGAACTCCAACCCGGACGTCGGTTTCCGCCCCGTCCTTGAAATCCTGAACACTGACCCTCTGATCTCTGACAGTGACAGAGACCTCGGAGATAAAAACAGCAATTTCACGATCACCTACACGGTCGATGACGCCGACTCCGGCGACGTCTTGACGGCGACGGAGTCGCTCGATGGGCAAACGACGAAGTCGTTTGCCCCGACGCGAAATTTGGTAAACACCATCTCTGTCGATGTCGACTCCCTGAGTCTCGGTAAACACACCGTCAAGGTCGTCGTCAGCGATGGACAGGGCGGCACAGCGACCCGGACGTGGACATTCACCCGCACAAACTCCGCACCGACCATTTCCGGCAGCGACGGCAATCTCGGAGATAAGAACCTCGGCTTCACCTATGCCTACACCATTGACGATGCGGACGGCGACACACTGACCGTCGTGGAGGAACTCAACGACGAGACGATTCGCACGATCAACAATGCGCCCAAGGGCGAGGAGCTGACCGTGACGATCACCTCCGAGAAGCTCTATGCGCTGGGGCTTAATTCGGTCAACACCCTCAAGATCACCGTCACGGACGGCAAGGGCGGTACGGCCTACCGTCGCGTCACCTTCAAACGCACAAACTCCGCACCGACGATCTCCGGGCAGGACAAGGCCCTCGGTCTGAAGAACGGGAGTTTCGCAGAGAATTACACCGTGAGCGACGTTGAGGGCGACAATGTGGTCGTCACCGAGTTCGTGGATGACGTGCAGATCCGCAGCTATCAAGCAACGCTGGGACAGCAGGAAACGATCGAGCTGACCCGAGAGAAGTGGCTCTCGCTTACCAATGGACAACACCAGCTCCGCATCGAGGCGGTCGACGGCAACTTCGCCACCAGCGTCCGTGTATTCTCCTTCAGCAAGAAAGAGACAGTCATTAAGTTCGAGCTGGTCGCGCCGGAGGAGACCGATGCAGCGGCGACTAAGGTGCTCGTGACGCCGACGTGGAAGATCGAGGGCGCGGTCGCCAAGGTGGAGGCGTGCAACAACGGTTTTGACGCCGTTCCCACATGGGAGGACATCACGGCGATGGTGCAGATCAACCGTGTCTACAACTTCACCAACAAGACCAAGACCGCGAGCAAGTGGGGCGTGAATATCCGTTTCACTATCACAAAGAATGAGGGCTTCGAGGGTGAAGTCTCCATCTCGGGTTTCGGAGGTGCGTATGAATAAAGCTATGAAGTATTTGACTCCGAAAAAACCTATCTCCAAGATCGCCCGTGACCGGGCAGAGGAGATGGAAGAACGGAATGTCGACCTCTACGAGGCGATCGCTGGACTCTTTGAAGAGCTGGCTGCGCTGGAACAGTCCAACGCGGAGCTGAAAGCCCGTGTTGAAACGCTTGAAAAAGGAGGTAAGCAGAAATGAAGGTTAAGACCTATATGATCGCCGTCTATGCCGTTCTCGTCAAGAACGGCAAGCGCGAGATCGAGGAGCTTCCCGAAGCCTATATCATTCCTGTCGCTGAGTATTTGGCTACTCAGGAAGAAGCTACCAACGAATGAGATAAGCGGTGAAGCAAAAACCCCGGGGTAAAGGCAGTTTGCATCTTTCCCGGGCAACCACAAAGGCTCGTCCCGCAGTACACGCAGACCACCTTGAAGGGGGCCGCGTTTGCTGTGGGACGAGCCTAAGATTTTCTTCTTAGAACGGCGCTATTTTTTCTCAATTATCCTGTCCGAATTTCTCAAAAATCGTGTCGCGCTACAGAAACATCACACCATTTTCCATTCTAATCTGACATGCATTAAATTCAGAAATATAATGGAGTTTTCCATTTGCAATGTTTATAAAGACATATCCATTCCATCCTCGGACACGATAAAGCGTTCCTCCGCAATAAATGAACGGAGTAGAGATTCCTTCTGCATTCATATCATATCCAGCATTCACAAGTGTCTCATAAAGATCATTCGGATTAAGCTCAGAGAACTCTGGCTGTGTCGTATCGCATTGAAAACAGATTGAGCCATCCATTTTTCTTGCGGTAAACGTAACTTTTGTCCCATCGATTCCATCTTCTCTCTTTATCGACCATAGAAGAACGCCCTCTTCATCCTTTGCAAACCGGATAATTTTTTCATTCTCTGGAAGCCATGATACCAGCAGCTGCGTTCCGTCTTCTGTTGCCATCATCCCATTACTAAGTAAGCACATACCATTATAGTATCCAGACACAACCCTGCTTCCGTCTTCAAACAGGTGATGAACCATTCCCTGTGCATCAAAAAGAACGCTTTTGTTCGATTGACCATCTCTGATTTCGCCTACTGAAAGTTCATCAAAATTGGGGAATGTCAAGTAAACATGCCCCTCTCCCACAGCTTCTAACAAACTCATCTTATCCGTAACGTTTTCCGCTGCTTTTTCAGAATCCACTATAGTTTCTTGTTGTTCAGACACACTTTTTCCATCTTGCGGATTCACTGTATCCGAAGCGCTTTTATTTTCCTGACTGCACCCGCAGAACAGTAACAAGGATATTATTGTAAAAAGCACAATATTCTTTAAGTTTTTCATATTGTCCTCTCCCGGAAGCTTTAATGTTTTAACGCTTCTTCAGCCGTATGATAATATGTGACAGTTTCACCATTGGGCAACTCAAGTTCAAGCGAATTATCATCGACAGCTGTAATAGGATAGGTTCTTGTTTCTCCATAGAAATCTGTAAGTTTCAAGGTATCTTCATCTACAATGCTCCATTTTCCCTGTCCGTAGTCTCCTCGAATCTGACAAGTACCATCATCATAAAGCGAAAGGGACAGTCGATCATCTCCTTGGAGATACCAATCCCCACTCATCAGCTCTTCTTTACTTTTTCCGCAACTCGACAACATTCCCATTCCACTTATGAGCACTGCAATTGTGGCCATTCTCAAGAAGTTTCGACGTGTAATCTCTTTCATTTTGCATCCTCCTCAAGCAATTCCTGTATTTTTGATATCCAATTGGATATCATACACCCAGCATAGCATCTCCTTGCGGTATTGTCAAGATATCCATTCAGATATCAGGAGGATTTTTATGGCCTACTACCGCCGAATCCGTGACATGCGCGAAGATCACGACTTAACTCAACGTCAACTTGCCGCCATTCTAAAAATGCCACAATCTCAGTATAACCGCTATGAACAAGGACTAAGAGACATTCCAACCGTTACATTAATTCAACTTGCTGATCTATACCATACCTCTACCGATTATCTTCTTGGTCGAATAGAAAATCCGGAATTTCCCAAAACATAAACAGAGAGCTCCCCCTGCATCATTTTGCTGCGATGCAAGAGAGCTCTCTATTTATTGTCTTACTTTCTCAGTTCAGGTTTATGAACCAGTTCATGGTATCCTTGATGCCTTCCATGGAATTCTTGATGATCTTTCCATAGACATAAATGGTATACGCCGCTCCGACGATCTGCACAAAGGCTTTTCCAAGCTCCACGCCATAGCTCAGCAGCGGCTTGACCTGATGCCAGAGGGGGCGGATCTGATCCTTCAGCTCCCCCACCCAGGCAGGAGCGCCGCCGGAGACCTGCTCCAGCTCCTCAGCGGGGATGACGGTGCACTGCGCCGGAAATCTCAAGTTCTGCTGCATATCCGCTCCTCTCAAAGTGCCAGGCTTGCCAGCAGCACCAGAACGACGCTTCCGGCCGCCAGCCCCATCGTTGTAAGAAGGGTGTCCGGGTCTACCTCTTTTTCCTCCACCACTTCCGCACTGCCGCCGTTGGCCGACCAGTGGGCATAGACGGTGGTATCCGCACCAAACGCCGTATCGTTGGCGTTGACCCGCACATCAATAGGAAAACCGGTGACATCATCTGTGCCAGAGGTGTACCAGCCATCAAAGGTGTAGCCCTCCATGCTGGCACGGGGCA